ACCTGCCTTGATTTGATAGTTTTATTATACCAAAAAAGTGCTAAAAAGTCCGCATAAACACTGAACTTTCTAACACTTTATACAGAAAAATCCCGCACAAAAGTGCGGGACTTTGTCTACACTCTGAGAGGTCCACCGGACCTCTTGCACCCTTTTAAGTGATTCTTTCCCGATGCTCTCCTCGCCTTTTTGCCAATGTATCGTTCCATAAGCATCTGATTTATGTTGTCATTGGTGTACCATTTTCCCGATTGCTGAATGACATACGTCTCCACAGCCGCTCCAATCCGCTCAAAGCCGATGTCCACTGCACATCGTGAGCCCTTCCCAAGTGCCATTGCCGCAACACCATAATCCTGCGTAACCACAATGTCTGACTTCACACACAAATTGATCAGTGCAAAATCTACTGCGTCTGCACCTGCTCCGATTACTTTGACCTCGCTGTAATCAGAGGTCAGGACATGATTTGTGTCACAGAGCAGCGTTACCGGAATATTATTTTTCTTAGCTACCTGTTCGACGATACGCACCACCGGACAGGCATCTGCATCTACATATATTTTCAAAAAATCACTCCCTCATCATCCTTCCAGTTCCTGAATGGCGCGATAATATCCTTCCATCCACTCGGCTTGCTCTGCCGCCACCATATCGTCGGAATCCTCACCTTCTAAGTCTTCCGGCCATTCGTTGCCTTCATCAAGTCCCTGCAGCTCAATCCAATTTTCTGCAGCCTCGAACCGAATCTCAGCTCCATCCTCACTCTCAAGTGTGATCAAAAGCATACGAGGTTCTCCCGGAAGTCTCTCCTCGCAGCCATAATCCGCTTCCTCAATTTTCGCTATAGTCCACATTCAACGCGACCTCCTAAATGCTCATCACGAGCTTTTTCCCAACTATAACCCCTACCATGCAGTAGCCGCCGCACACTCCTGTTGTCTTCCAAAACAGTATTGCATTCAGAGGTTACGATATCGTTTATTAAAGTATACAACAAAACCTCATCTATGTCATTTAATATCCGTTTCATCCCCATCATCAAAATTCCATCGAATTTCCATCCGGTTTCCCGGATACAGATACACATCCTTAACGAACTTCTCCCAGATTTCCTCCGACATCTCTTGCACATCCAGAATCGACCGTGTCTCATCCGTCCCGCTTCCTGCATCCTCCGCAAGCGCTGCGCTTATTTTTGTGTTCTCAAGTCTCTGCTCCAAACCTGTGATCTGTGCATCAATCTCGGCTTTCCGTACACGAAACATCTCCCGGTCAATACAGCGGTCTGCCAGCTTTTCAAACAGCATCTGTTTCTCTCTCTTCACGGATTCCAGAGCATTCTTTATACTGTCCATTTCGTCGGTTTCGGATGCTGTACTGTCTGCATTTTCCAGCCTCAACTCTTCCGCATCAAGTGCCCTCATAAGCTTCCTTTTCAGTTCATCCAGCAAGGCTGCATCCATTTCCTGCTCCTGAGCTCTTACCTGCCTGCACTCACAATCTTTCTCCAGAAAATATCCTCTTTTACAGAACAGGTTCCCATACTTTGGTTTTCTTTGCAGCTTTTTTCCGCAGATTCCACAGCGGTATCTCATCGGCTTTCTCTCCGTGGTCTTTGTCTCTCTGGAAGGAAGTCCCGCCTGTACTCTTGCAAATTCCTCTTTCGATACAATGGCTTCATGCCGGTCTTCCACGCGGATCCATTCCTCCTCAGGAACCTGTTTTGATTTTCCTGCCACGCCCTCTGTCCTGTGCCGGGAAGATACCACCGTCCCTGTATATGTCTCATTTTTAAGCACCCACCGGACGGTATCTTCCATCCAGCAGAGTTTCCCACAATCCCCCTTGTACACATGCTTTTCACCCTTGCTGTCCAGATATGCGGTCGGACACTTGATCCTGCGCTCATTCAGGTTCCGGGCGATTGCTTTCATCCCCATTCCGGCAAGCCTCATATCAAAGATTTCCCGGACAACCGGAGCCGTCTCTTCGTTTAATTCCAGGCTGTGCTTATCATCTTTTTTCTTTCGGTAGCCATACAGAGCCTGTGAAGAAGTATACTTTCCCTGTACCGCCAGCTGATTTCTTGCAGTCTTCATTTTTCTTGATAATTCCCTGGAATACATGTCGTAGACAAGATTCTTAAAGGCAATATCCAGACCGCCCTCCGTCTTTAAACTATCGTAATTGTCATTTACCGCAATGAACCGGATGCCCAGGAATGGGAATACCTGCTCCAGATAATCCCCCAGTTCCACATAATCCCTTCCAAACCGTGAGCAGTCCTTCACAATGATACAGTTGATCCTCCCTTTTTTTGCCAGTTCAATCATATCTGTAAACTGTGGTCTGGTATCAAAATGCCGTCCGGAAATACCGTCATCACACCGCTCAATTACCTTGCATCCGGCAAATTCCGGCTGTCTTTGAATGAAGTCCATGATAAGGCGCCTCTGGGATGTGATGCTGCCGCTTTCAACCTTCCTGCCAAATACATCCCTGTCTTCCTCCGAAATTCTCATATAGGCACATATCGTGTAACTTTTCGGTAATCCTGTCATTTGCTATCCGCTCCCCTCTGTTCTGCCAGCACGACCATTGCTTCCAGTTCATCTGCAAAATTGTATTCCACCTCAAAACGTTCGCTGCTGTAACAGGTGATTTTCTTCAGGAACGTCTGCACAAGTTCCCTGCTCAGCACCTCAACTCCCGCATACTTTTCAAAAGACGACTGCATCTGCTTTTCACCGCCATAACAGTCTGCATATGTGTCCAGTTCTATCCGCAGCTTCTCCATATCTGTATCAAGTGATTCCAGTTCTGCACGATAGCCGGACTTCATTTCCAGATACTCTTCCTCCGAAAAAATGCCGTCCGAAAAATCCTCATACAGATTCCGGATGAAATCACCGACCTTTGCTTTCCGCGCTTCCAGCTCCACGATTTTATGTTCCAGCTCCGTTCTTTCCCTGACGATCTGCGGTTTCCGGTTCAGCACACAGAGTCTTTCCCTTGCATCCACATACACTGCAATATGCACCTTGATCAGCTCCATTACCATCGCTTCCAGATTCTCCGCTTTGATGTTCTTATTCGGGTCTGCATCACCGTAGGCTCTCGATCTCCTGCAAACATAACTGCTGTAATGTCCGATGCCGTTTGCAAGTTTTTTCGTCTTTCGGTACATATTCATCCTCCTGCCGCAATGTCCGCAGAAAAGAATGCCCTGCAAATAATTTTCCTTGCGGTTCTGGAGTTCGCCATACTTTCCCCTTGATGTCAGATAGTCTTCACGGCATTTCTGGATCCTGGCATTTGCCATATCAAAAGTTTCATGATCCACGATTGCCTCATGATGATCCTTCACATAATACCCGTCAGCCCGCTTTACAGGTTTTGTAATCCCTTTGTAATAACACTGCTGTGTTTTTGCGAGCTGGATGTCCCCTGTGTAGACAGGATTCACCAGTATCTTCCGGACCGAATCCGGGTTCCACAGATCTGCCAGCTTTCCCATATGGGCGGCTTCCTTTTTGATCCGGTAGAATGCCGGTGCCGGAATGCCCTCCTCGTTTAATTCCGCAGCTATCCGGTAAAGGCTCGCCCCATCGGTAAATTGCCTAAAAATCCGTACCACGACAGCCCGCAGATCTTCATTGACCAGCATACCATGCGGATTTTCCGGATCCCTGATATAGCCGTATGCCACAGAAGAAGCTGCATAAATTCCCTGCTTATACTTATTTTCAATGGAAGTACATATTTTTCTTGAGATATCCTTCGCATAGGACTCGTTGATCAGATTTTTCAGCGGCACGATCAGACCATCCTCTGACGCACTGGAAGTCAGGCTGTCGTAGTTGTCCGTCACAGCAATGAACCGCACACCGAAAAAAGGAAAAATCTTCTCAATATAGTCCCCTGCTTCCAGATAATTCCTGCCAAGCCGGGATAAATCCTTCACCACCACACAGTTGATGTCACCTGACCGTATATCCGTGATCATCTGATTGAACTGCGGACGGTCAAATTTCGTTCCGGAAACATTCCGGTCTGCATACACGGCGAGCAGCGTCAGCGACTCGTCCTTTCCGATAAAGTCCTTCAGAAATGCAATCTGGTTCTCCACCGACTCACTCTCAATCTTACGTTCGTCCTCTCTGGAAAGCCTGACATAAATCGCTGTCCTGTATCCGCTCTTCTCTGTCGCCGTAGCCACTGCAGCGGCGTTCTCCTTTCTGCTCTTGCGTGCCATCTACACAGCCTCCTTCCTGCCACAAAGTTCAATGAACTGCTCCATCTCGGAAATTTCCTTCTCGAACCGATATTTCACCTGGATATTATTGCCATCCACCACATCAATCCGCTCGATCAGAAATGTCACCAGCTTGCGCTCCAATGAATTGATCCCCTCATACTTTTTCAGCTGCATGATCCATTCCTGCCGCCCTGTGCCATGATTTAGAATGTTTTCCCGCTCTGCCAAAAGCCTTGCGATAGAATCTTCGATCTCCGCCTGTTGCTTTTGATACCCATCACGGAGCATGGTATATTCTTCCTTGGTGAGAATCCCGTCCTTGAAATCCTCATACAGATTTTTCCGTCTGGCATTGTAGCTCTCCGATTCATCCTGCAGTTTTTCAATCCGTTTCTCATACTTGATGGCATCCGGCTTGAACTCTGCCGCATTGCCTACAGTCTCCACCGCCTCCGACAATGCCATCACCCTGCCGATAAAAATCTTCAAAAGCTCGAGCACCGTGCCGGACAGCTTTACATCCGAAATCATGTGCGAATTGCACCTTGTCCTATCCTTCTTGTTCCCGGAGCAGACATAATACACATACCGCCTGTCGCCGGAAGGGACCGTCTTTCGCACCATCGGCTCCCCACAATCCGCACAGAACACCAAGCCAGCCAGCGGAAATACCTCTTCCTTATCCGGAGACACCCTGGTATCTTTTCTGAGCAGTTCCTGCACCAGTGTAAACTCTTCCTTCGGAATGATCGCCTCGTGCATATCTTCCACACGCACCCATTCCGCCTCATCCTTCTGGATGCGCTTCTTGATCTTGTAATTCGGTGTGGTGCATTTTCCCTGTACCACCGTGCCAATATAGATCTCATTCCTAAGGATCCGAAGCACCGCATTGTAACTCCACTTAGGCTTCACCGACTTCTGGAAAGAGCTTTCCAGACCAATGCCGATACTCTTCTTATACTGCAACGGTGCCAGAATGCCGTCTGCATTCAGCCTGTCTGCGATTGCCTGCTGGCTCATGCCGCACAGCTTCATGGTAAAAATATCCCTTACCACATCCGCCGCATATTCATCAACCACAAGATGATTCTTATTGTCGGCATCCTTCAGATACCCATACGCCGCAAACGCCCCAATATATTCCCCGTTCCGCCGCTTGATATCCATATGGCTGCGGATTTTTACAGAGATATCCCTGCAATATGCATCATTGATGAGATTCTTAAACGGAATGATCATATCCGAGCCCATATCCTCATTCAGCGAATCATAGCCATCTGTGATCGCAATGAACCGGATGCCGAGCATCGGGAAAATCTTCTCGATATACCGCCCGGACTCGATATAGTTCCTGCCAAAACGTGACAGATCTTTTACAATGACGCAGTTAATACTGCCCTCCCGGATATCGGAGAGCATCCTTTGGAATTGTGGTCTCTCGAAATTCACGCCGCTGTAACCATCATCCGTATAAAACGATGACACCTCGATCTCGGCGTGGGACCTCAGATAGTCCATGACCAGCTCTTTTTGATTTGAAATGCTGTTGCTGACCTGCTTGTTTCCGTCTGCAACATCGCCGTCCTCCCTTGAAAGACGAAGGTACACGGCTGCTTGATAGGTTTTAGAAATTTTCTGCATGTTTTCCTCCAATCCCAGAATATCTGGTGCCCAATCCAGATAATCTGCAAAATTGAAGGTCACAGGCGACTTAGTCCACATTCAGATTATCGTGAATCCGTCCTTTTTGCAATGACACGTTGCAATGTCCACCCGGACATCTCACAATGTCCTGGCAAACTGTGCAAACCGTTCCTTTAATGATACGCCGTCATTGCTGTACACGTTTTTCACCACCATATCCCCGACACGGAAGCAGTACGGATTTTTCACCTGACGGATAAACTCCGCCATCCGCTCTTCCTTTGGCAATGATTCATCAACGGCAAGCGTTGTGACATCCACAAGCTCCTGCGGATCCACAGTCCTGATATCAATATCCTTCATTTCCTCAATGCTCATATCCCAGACCTCCAATTTTTCCTTCTATAGGTCTAGGTATCCAAAACCCCTCTTTTCCGATTTTTGAGCAAATTTTTTGAAATTCCTATAATGGTTAATACCCCCTTTGAATTCCCATTTTTGTGCGCGATACCCCCGCCTCGTTCCCAGAGAAAACAGACGCGGAGATTTTACCCGCCCCTCCCCCCTTGTATACAAACTCACATCAATTTAAATCTCTATATCCTGACATTTTGGATATATAAATGACCTGCCACCGGCAGCTCATTTGCATACTATGGTATAAAGAAACAGAGCAAACATGTGAGTCGCTCTGTTCTTAAACATCCTAATTTACTTTCATTATGGTATGGAATATCGCCCTTATGGTCACCCTTAATAATTCCTTATATTCCATGTGTTCATCAGCTTGTTCCAAAGCCATATAGTACGAATCTTTTTCCTTTACTTTAAAATAAATAGGCGGCAATCCTTTTAACCTCATCATCCAATTAAGCAACGCCCTCGAACTTCTTCCGTTACCATCTCTAAAAGGGTGTATTTGTGTTATTCTATGATGAATTTTAAGGCACTGTAACAGGTACTCGCTGGTTGAAAATTCACCGACTTTTTCTACAAGCTCTTCAACTGGTTTTTGCAGCTTGATAAGTTCCGCTGCCACATTTCTCCAATCAACAGTTTCAAACTTCGTCCCCAAAACCAAATTA